GTTTCTTATTATTAGGCGAGGATATTGTCCACGCGGAAGATACGATAGTACTGGTTAGATTTAGCAGCTGCCAGACCGTCGCGACCAGACATGTTAGTTGGATCAACGAATGGATTTGAGACCATGCCGTAGCGAGTCTTAAAGCCAATTTTCGGCTGGAAGGTTTCCTCACCTACTGCACGTACCATTGTTAGTGGAACGTATGGGCAATAGAAGAGACCTGCATCATAAGGGTTTGTGCCCTTATAGCCAACGTTTACGTAATCTGCAGTTGCATATGGGTCAATGTAGACTCTCATGCGACCGTTAAGAACACCAGCAAATGTGTTGCCAGTATCGTCAACATTCAATGAAGTGCTCATTGCTGGAGCGTAGTCAAGCATGCCAGAAGCTGACAGTGCTGAAGCTACGTCAGAAGAACAGATCATGAAGTTACCTTTGCCGCGACGGGTGTCTTTAGCAATCTGGTTAGCTTCACGCTCGATCTGTACAATCAGACCCTTGAATTTTTCAACTGACCAACGACCATCTGCATCTGTTGACAAGTCAAAGATACCTGAGTTTGCAGTGTTAGAAGTAGTTGCACCAGTCTTAGCTTGTGAGTTAACAGTACGGATAACTTCACGGTTGATTTCAGCCATGATCTCGGTTGAGAGAATGTTAGCCAGTTCTGTTTCAGCGTCCAGTCCATGAATAGCTTTCAAGTCCTGAGCCAGTTCCAGTGAGTATTCAGCTTTCAGTGCACGTGACTTAGCAGTGACTGTTGCTTTCTCAATGGTGAAACCCATTTCTGCAAAGTCAGTATGACCATGACCTGAGCCCAAAGCTTCTGCAGATGCCAATGGCATTGCTCCACCGAAATCTGGACCAATACGGTTATCGTCAATGGTGCTGTCTGGACCAGCTACTTTACCAGAAAGACCTGAAGTATCAGAATCTTGAGTGCCGTTTGAATCACCAGAGAAACCAGTGATAGCTTCTTGAAACAGCGCTTCATTGCCGGCAGTTGCACCAGCGCGAGTTGTTTCGTAACGTGACTTCATCGCAAAGATGAGGCCGGTTGGACCAGACATTGGCTGAACACCACACATATCATATGCCATCAGATTTGGCATCGCGCGACGTACCAGAGCAATAAGAACTGGATTCCAGTTAGCTACGTTTGAAGTGTTATTGGTTGGAGCATCTTCGTTAAGAAGGCCTTCTTCGCGAAGTGCACGCTCTTGGTTTTCGAGAATAGCTGCAGTAACAGCTTTTCTGTGATGGTCTTTAATTGCACCAGCTGACTCTTCATTCAGTACCGGTGCCCATTTTTCCATCAGCTGATCGTAAGATACAGTTTGCATTGTTTTGGACTCCCAAATTATTTGTTAGTTTTTTGGATTGCAGAAAGATACTGAGCCATAGTGTCAGAAGCTACGATAGGTGCATCTTCACCATCGTCATCTTCTTCAATGTCAGCTGCCTCAGTGATTTTCTTGGTGAAATATGATTCCTTAACAGTAGAAACTTTTTGTGCAAAAGTTTCTTCGTCTTCAAAATCAATGTCTTCTACCAAAGAATTTAGTTTCTCAACTTGTGTTTCAGCCAAGTCGCTTGAATGTTCGCGAATAATTTTTTCACGCTTCAGCATTTCGACTTCTTCTTGCATTGAGATAGCTTTTTCAGTTGTAGCATTCAAAGATTCTTCGAGTTCTGCTACTTCTGAAGCTAGTTCGTCAACCAGGTCAACTTTTGACTCAGGTACTTCTACATAAGACTCTGTGAACAAGTCTTTCAACTTGAGCATAAAGTTTTCTGCAATTTCAGTACGCAAGCCATTTTGGATAGCAAGTTTATTTTCTTCCATCCATGTCTCAACTACGTAGTTAAGATAGCTGTCGACTTTTTCAACGAGCTCAGCTTTAGTTGATTCAACTTCAGCTTCGAGTTCTTCGTTGTAGGCTTCTTCGAGACGATCAATTTCTTCAGCAAGCTTTGACTTGATAGCTGCTTCAAAAATTGTTTCAGCTTTTGCCTTAAACTCTTCTGACAAAGTTGCTTCATCGTTAACCAGAGCATTCAGGTCTTCTTTGAAATCAGCTTTGTAGTCAAGTTGTGCTTTGGTTTCAGCAATTGCTTCACCATCAAATGCATCAGCTTCTGTGCTTGCCATGACAGTTGTAAGAACACCAGAAAGTTTTTCTTTGTTCATACCCTGCATTGCGCCTACAGCAGCGGCAATCATGCCACCTTTAGTCTTAGGCATTGGATCCTGCTTCGTATTGTCACCTTTACGAGGCGGTGCCTTTTTAGTTGCTTCACCGGCTTTATCGGTTGCACCAACTGACTGTGCTTCAGCATTCTTCAGATCGTGAGCTTCTTCCACGACTTCGTTGTCATCGTCATGGAGTTCAACTTCCTGATCTTCAACGATTTGATCTTCAGTCATAATTGACTCCTTTTTTATTTAGATTTGAGCAACGAGAGGAAATTCTTAAACTCACGAACCTGCGTCTCATAGAGATCAGTTCGAGAAGCTTTCTTAATTTCAGTCTCTATCTTTTCAATTGCCTGAGCTTCGATGATGCCGTTGTTCCATACCCATTCAACACCTTCCATAACCCCATTAACAAAAGCGCTAGGAGCAGATGGATCTTGAACAATATCGACCGCATTAAGCAAGAAATCTGGCTTAACGATCATTGCGCCACCACGATTCTCGAGGCTTCCCATACCACGAGTTGAAACGCCTAGTTTGACTCCCCCATCCAGCAAACCTCTAACGATTTGACCCATAGGAGTTTCCAAAATAGTCGCCTTGCCCACAACATCATTACCTTTCCAATCAAGGGATTC